TGGTGTGAATGGATCGCCAAAATGCGCAGCACCCGAGCTAACGGGCGTTGTACAGTCTCGCCTAGCGTTTCTGTGGGCTGGTGTTGCGCGCTCGGTCGCGACGGGTCCAACTTCAGCTTGCCCATTTTTTACGAAATCTTGGCTAAGCAGTCAAGGCTCACCTCTACATCTCGTGCCACTCCCAAAATATCCAGAATGATAGTGGCTTGCGTTCCTTTAATTTGTGAGACTTCGACCTGCATCATGTCGAACCCGCCGCCGATGAATTCGACGGTGTCGCCAACCTCGAATTCGCGCCCTGAGACCATGAAGGCTTCCTCGGGCCTTGCGGTGATGACGCCGCGTTTTTCGAGGTTGCCGAGGTATTGGCTTAGCTCATGCTGTGAGCGTCCTTTGATCTCGGCAGGGTGTCCGTTAACGCCGATGACGCCAGAGACAAACCGAAAGCTCAATATTTCGAACCAGTTTGGCTCGCTGTCGAACCCGGCGATGACATACCCGACAAGAACCGGGTAGCGCTTAGCGACTTTTGCATTTTTGTATCGGTTAACGCGGCGCATTTTCTCGGCCATTGGCACGATGGTATCGACGCCAAATCCGCCCAAGATTTTGCGCGCTGTGGTTTCTTGCTGGGGTTCAACCCTGAGAATGTGCCAGCGCGGTGCGCCATGCCCTAGCGTTAGCTTACGGGCTTTATGGCTCACCTGATCGCCTATTTGTAAATTCATCATCTGCGCCTCAAGCGGGCAGATGCCTTGGACTGACAACCTCAGAATATCTCATGGTTTTTGATTTTGGAAGGGTTTTGCGGCCACTCCGAAAACCTCAAGTGGGCAAGTGTCCATAAGACCTTCCTTTTTTCTTAAATAAAAGGGTGTCAGTTGTTTTTGGACACTTGCTATATATTTTTAGTATTTATTATTAAATTTCATAGCCTTAGCCCCTCAACCAAGTGGCCAAAACAGGTTGGACACTTGTGGCCACTTGGTTGGCCAAAAGAGCTAAAAACGACATAAAGTGCCGTTTGCGACCATTGTTTAACGGTAAACATTTTGGACACTTGGCAAGTGTCCAAGGCGGTTTTGGCCACTTGCTTTTAAATTATTTTGATAATTTTTTGGGGGTGGCCGCCGTTTTCTTTAACCACGCGGTGCAAATCGACGATGCCTTGATCTGTGAGCGAGGCAACGATGTCTTCGATTTCGCGGGATTTGAGCGGGCGCATTTTTCTCGACAACTCGCGCCAGCTTACGCTGCGCCTTGTTCGAATGAAGTCTTCTGCCTTGTTTAGCTGGCGTCCGAACTCGTTATCAGCGATATGGATGCGCACCGACGCAGAGAGGTTTTGAGCGTTCCACCACGCGATTACGTGGGCAATTTCGAAGTCTTTGGCCTCAATGATTGGGGCTTTTGGCGAACGCCCAACCGCATGAATGAGCGCGATCTTGAGCGCCATCTCGGTTACACGCCTCAGAATAGCCCCAGCACCGGGTAGGCTGTTGTCGTCGGCGTATTGCCCAAAGGCGTCGCACTTGGCTCTGAGTGCCACGCGCATCGCGTCTGCGTCTGCGCTAAGCGCTACCTTTTGGGGGGGTGCGTTTGGCAAGCGAGTGCCGTTTGCGTTGTATAGGTCGGATATTTTCCGGGCGATCCTGTCACGCTCTGATGTGTCCGGGTCTTGCTGCGCAAAATCTTTTGCGGGAAATACAAGATACCGCGCGATTGTCCCGTCTTCTAGCGACGATGATCCGAACGCGCGCCAGAATTGATCTGGGGTTGCCATGCCGAATAGGCATAGGTGCGGGTAGGCAATCTCAACCGGGTCTTGTGTGGCGTATGCCGTGCCTTTGTGGATCGTGTTTGACGCCGAGAACAGCGCAGTGAATTCGGTGATGATTTGTTTTGCGTGCGATCCCGCACCGGGGGCACCGACCTGCTGCAACATGTGGCCGAATTCATCGAGATAATGCACCCGCCGCGATCCGCGCCCCAAGGCCTTAAGAAGCCCGGAGCCGGACGCAATGCGGCTTTCGCCCACAATGTCTGGAGCGCTGGCTGCGGTTAGAAGTTCTTGCGCAGGTTTTACCATTGCGGTTTTGCCGCGCCCTGATCCGCCCAAAAGCACGGTATAGAGGTTCGCGCGCAGGTCTGACGGGGTTGCATAGTCTTGGCCAATAAGCGCGCCCAGCGTTGGCAGTGCCACGGCCACGGCCCCAGTGTCGGTCCAAGCGGCTGCGGCGTCTTCGATGTATTCGATAACCTCGCCCAGCAAGCCGCTCATTGCTTGAGCGTGGTTGTCTATGGGGTATTCTGGCACTTCCATCGGCATTTCGGCATCGAAGGTTGCGGCGTTTGGCAAAGATATTTGCGGGGCTTTTATTTCGCGCTTTTGGGTTTTGATTGCGGGGGTTGCGATGTATGCGCTGGTGTCGATTTCGGGCGTGGGTTCGGGCGGCTGTATATCAACCGTAACGGTGCCGTCTTCGTCTCGAATAAACTGCCCCAGCCATTTGACCGCGCCGTTCACGTCGATGTTTTGCGCGGCCATAACCAGATCAATCGGGGTGTATGATTGATCTGCGCCGTAATCCATAATTCCGCCGTTTACGCCGGGGGCGATTTTCAGATTTGGATTGCGCTCTGATAATGGCCGACCTGAATTTGAGCTGCGCCACTGCGCCACGCCTTCCCACATCCCCGACCCGCCCCGCTGCCGCGACTTGGCTAAGCCAAGCGCAGGCCACCAGAGGTCGATTGCGTCCGGCTCAAGCGCCCGGTCGTTTACCGAGCGGCCCCAAGGCTTTTCGAGATCATGCGCACCATTGGATTCGAAATTAAATTCTGCGTCTTTGCGAGGGACTTTTCTTGTGAACTCCGGCCCAAGCGCCGCGTCGATTATCTCGATGGTGTTGGGCGGTAGTTGTTCGAGATCGTCGGGCGTCAGAGCGTCGAGGCCTTCTTCCGATAACCATTGGTATGGCTTTTGCGTGTCGGGATGGATTGACGGTGGAATGACGGATTGCGTCCCGGTCAATAGAAGCTCTATGGCCGGACTTTTGCTTTCGTCGCTTTTTTTGTACCACCGCACCCGCGCGCCGAATTGTTCAAGTTCTGGATGGTTGCGATAATATGCGCCGTATCCCTTGCGCCCTTTTCGAATAGCTGGCGAGGGGGGCAGTGCCGCTTTGATTTTTTCTTGAGTGTCCCTGTCGTCGGTGTCGATGTCGAGCATTACGCACTCGCCGTGGGCGATCCCGATGCCTGCGTCGGGCCACGTTTCCCAATTATCGAAGATGAAATCAGCGACGGGCGTTTTGCAATAGTTCTGCCATGAGTGCATTGCGCCCCACGCAGATCCACTCCATTGACCGGGGTACTTAGTGCCGGGCGCGATCGGGATTACCTTCATCTGGTCGGAATACCCAAGCAGAACGCAGCGCAGGAATTGTTGGTACTCTTTGCGGGTTAGGTCGCGCAGGTCGGTTTTGCCCAAGCTGTCGAGGTATTGACCCCCGCTAGCGCCCCCGGCTTCGAGCGCGACGTCTTCGTCGGCGTTAATTGGTAAAACATCTTTCATTGCGATCTCCATGCAGGACGTGCTGCAAACGGCCTCTGCGTCTGTGGATAGCTTGCCCCCCTTGATCTTGTAGCGAACGAGGCCGCGCGACTGACGGCCGCACACGGCGCATTTCCCTCGCGAAATCATTCTTCGTCGTCCGATATGCGAACGAGGGATTGATACGCGGTTTTTGCTTTTTCGGGGCAAGACAGGATTTCTTTGCACCGCTCGGCAACCCCTTCGGGATCAAGCCCGGCTAGGGTCGCAACTTCGCGAAAGTCCCTTCCCCTATAGTCCGGGTTGTCGACTTCCTCGGCCACAGGGGTATTTGTTTGATGCATCATAGCACTTCCACCATATCGCCAGACGGCTCGAACGAGATAAGATCGAGCACTTGATAGTCGCCTGATTTTTTGAGTGTCACGGCTGACGGTCGGGGGATGTCCGCTTTCATTTCGAGCGCATCCGCGACGGTTTCTGGTGGTTGCTTTGGGCCAAAGCGACGAACCCACCATGCGACCGCTTTTTGCCGCGCATAGCCCGAATGTTCGAAGCAAACCCACTCACGAATTACTTTTGACCCGACAAGATATTCGACTTTCATGCTGTCGGGCGATCCGGTTTTTTTGTGGCGCGAGTAAGCCACGTCACGAACTTTCTTCCATTTCATCGTTGGGGCATCGCGCGAAAGAATAGCTGCGGTTGATGCCTTGGCCTCAAGCGATGCCTCGATGTCTCTTTCTTCGCGCGGGAACTCGTAGCCGCACGCCAAACATTCAGGGACACTGGCGTGGAGAATCTCGTCACACTCAGGGCATACTTTTGTGGGCGCTTCGCCCTTTTTGGTTTTGGGCTTTTTGCCTTCGATCAAATCAATCGGCCCGTGCCGCTCGATGTTCCCGGCAAAATCCAAAACCAAGCAGTCTTTTTTGCCTTCCGCAAGACGCATCCCCCGGCCAGCCATTTCGCGTGATTAACCGGGTGCGCTCGTGGTCGGGCGTGTCGCCTGTGACCGTTTCGGCATCGATGCCTTGGCGGCGCAGTTCGTTGCGCACGTCGATTGCATGTTCGACGGTGACGCAAAAAAACAGCCAAGACTTGCGGTCTTTGGCGACGCGCAAACACTCTGCAACAGCATCCCGCGTAACGGGGCCTGCGGCGGCATTGAGGTCTTTGATTGAATAATCGCCGCGCTGCGTTCTAACGCCAGAAAGGTTGATTTTGGTTTCTGGGGATTTGGAGCGCAGGGGGGTTAGATAGCCGCCATCAATCAGCCGTGTAATCGGTAGCTCGTAGGCGATCCCGTCGAACAAGTCGTCATCGCCGCCGACCAGCAGACCGCTGTCAAGCCGGAAGGGGGTGGCGGTTAGGCCAATGACTTTGAGGTGCGGGTTTCGGTCGCGCAGGGCGTTGAAAAACTTGCCGTACATGGTGTTGGATTTGCGCGGGATCAGGTGCGCCTCATCGACAATCACCAGATCAGGCACAGGGATTTCGCGCGCTTTGCGATATAGGGACTGAATACCGCCGATTGTGATTTGCTTGTGCATCTGGCGCTGACCGAGACCAGCCGAATAAACCCCCGCGGGGGCTTGGGGCCAAGACCGCAACAGCGCCGCATGGTTTTGGGCTATTAGCTCTTTTACGTGGGTGACGCACAAAATGCGCGTTGCGGGGAAGTTTGCCAGAGCAGACTTTGCGAACATCGCAAAGATGATCGACTTGCCTGCCCCGGTCGGCAGGACCAGCAGGGGCGATCCCTTTTCTGCCTCGAACCACTCATAGAGCGCGGTTAGGGCGTCTTGCTGATAATCACGAAGCTGGATCATCGCCGTATTCCTGTTTCCCATCAACCCACGTGGCCCCATCGGCCATTTCGTACCCGGAATAACCCCCGGCAAAAACAGGTGCGCAGGGCATCCGGCTTTTTGGTCGGTAGGGTTTTTGGCCTCATCAAAGCGCGTGCAATGCCCGTTCCCATCTGAGGTGAAGGTGAAGTTGATGCAGGTCCGGCAGGACCGTCGGGGCGGCATGGCCCCGCGCTGGCATTGCTCGACAAAATTGCAAAAACTGCAGGGCCACTTGTCGCCGTTGGTGCTGATCCGCTCAGGCGGCTTGTGTTCATCCACAAGGCGCTCCACACGGTCGATGATGCGTCGCGCATCGTCCTTCACGTCTTCCCACCGCAACCGCTCCAAGTGCATGTTGTCGGTGTTTTTGCAGCGGATGATATAAGCCCCGCGCGAGAACCCCAGATCGGCCATGTAGACAATCAACTGCCCGTAGTGCAGCGGCTTCTTTGCCTTCACACCATGCTTCACCACCGCGTTGTAATCGGTGTTTTTGGCAGATTTGATTTCTGCGACATGCTCGGTCTTTGGGGCCTCAACTAGCCCTTTGATTTTGGCGTCGATCTTGCCGCGCAAAAAGCCTCGCGCCAGAGAGACACGCACCTGCTTGCCTGTATCCGGGTCAACGTCATGCACTTCAAAATCAGCCGCGCGAAAGTCGTCGATCACGCGCTGTTCGTAGTTGTTCCCGGTTTCGAAAATCGCCAGCCTGCGCCCGTCCTCGATCTGCTCAGGCGGCAAGAGCCAGCGCAGAATATACCAAAGCTTTCGCGCGCAATCGTCATTCGCGATGGACGCCGATATGCCAAGGCTATCCCAAGCCTTGCCTTGGCCTGCGGCCTTCGCATCCCAAACGCGGGTGATACTGGTTTCTTGTGGCGGCGGTAGAGCAACCATCAGACACACCTTTCCTGTCGCCAGAAGTTCCGGCGTTGAAAATCTTAGATTTCAGATGATGTTACCGGGCGACGGACAATACACGTCCGCTGCCCGGTAGAGACGGGTTTTGCTACGCGGACTTTTTCCACGGCGCATCCCGCCCAGCCTCGGTCTGCGCTCCGGTGGGGGGTGGGGCAGACGAGGTTTCGTTGAAGGGTTTGTAACCTTTGATTGTGTTGCTCGCCCCAAACTGTTCGTCGTTCTTAACACTGAGTTTCACGCGAAGAGGTAGGCCGTGCAGCTCGTTTGTGTCAGTGACTTGCAGTTTACCCGCAGCCCTGCACAGCGAATTGAATTCGCGCTGCGCAATCTCCACGGTATTTTGTTTCTCGTGCCAAAGGTTGTACATACCCCAGAAAATCCTATTGGCCGCAGGCCCATCAATCACTTGGAACTCGCACCAGATGTAACTCCCGGTCTTCTTGTTGTTCTCGCGGATTTCCGACTTTGTTATTTGCGCGGGGTATTCCCCCGCAGGAAGTGCGTTGCGATCCTCCATCCCATCGCCTTGGGATGCGTCGTAAGTTGATCCTAGATTTGCCATTATGCGGCCTCCGCTTTTGAGTGTGTTTCTTGGCTGGGCAGGAATGGGGCGATTGCTTGGTACATTTCGCCTTCCACCATCAACGCCGTGTCAGGCATCGAGTAGCGATTACCTGCCCGGTAGCTGGGGCGCTCAGTCAAGTGCAGCATCCGCGATCCCGAACCGCTTGCCTTGCCGGGCTTGCCTTTTTTGTCGTCGGTCGAAACCGAAACAACATAGTTGAGAAAACCAATCACGTCGGTATTCTCGACCAGCATTGCCTCGGCGCGTTTGTGAAGGCGCATCCTGTAGTGATTGAAGTCGTCGCCCATCGGGTTGCTGAACGCACGGACTTCCTCGTGCGCGAGGAACACGATGTTCATGCCGCAGGTGTCGCGCAGGCTGTTAAACCCGTCGATCAGCGCGCGCCATTCCACATCGGCCTCTAAGTAGCCCTTGCCATAGCCGGGGTCTTCGATGCTGGTGCAGTTCAGCCGCTTGCATGTTTCAGCCCAGACCAAAGGCTCAAGGCGTGTCAGGCTGTCCAGCACGACCGTTTTGAACCCGTGCCCTCCCTCGTACAGCAGCGCAATCGCGTCAAACACCTGCCCGTATTCTGTGAAGGGTTTGTTTGCGAAGGTTGTAAGCTCCATAGAGCCCGCACCTTGCTCGGTTTGAATAAACACTGGGTCGGGGAATTCCGATGCCAGTGTGGTCTTGCCGATTTTCGGAACACCGTAAAAGATGCACCGGGGCGGGGAAGTGTCCCGCCGGGGTTTGATGTCTTCAAGTGAAAGAGCCATGTTTGGTTCCTTATTGGGCGCGAAACCCGAAGTGTCAGCCCAAGGCATCCGCGCAGGTTAAGCCCGAATTCTTGGGCGTTTGAAAAATCGGTTGAATGGTGATGATCGTCCGCGCCTCAGCGGCGTAGCGCTTGATCGTGCGGCCATCGGCAACTTGCTTGTCGTCTTGAAAGGCAATTCCAGACAGGGCATCGGCCACAAGCTTCACAAGATTGTCTTGGTCTGGCGTTGTGGTCTTTGGTTGACGCGTGTCTATGGCGAATTCGCGATCCGCCCTGCGCCACGATTTTGGCGGTTCGTATTCAAAAATCACATCCAAGCGCACCGCGCCAAGCAGGCGAGGCACATCGAGCGCCGCCGCCGCCGTCTGAATTTTGCGACGATGCACAGCTTGAGGGGGCCGCGTGAAAGACCTGCGCCCCGCGCGCCCCGCGCGCGCCCACGGCACTGGCGCACCCGGCACCACTATGGTGGTGACGTCGCTCATGCCGCTTCCTCGTCGGGCTGGTCCCAAAGTTTGTCAACCGCGTCGATATGGTCAAGATTTTTTGAGTTGGGGCCGTTAGCCAGCCCTCT